GATATATTACGAAAGGTGGTCTATCTAATAAGACTCTCAACATCGCTCTTGCTGGTACAGGTGTCGGGAAAAGTTTATTCATGTGCCACATGGCTAGTGCCGCACTCACACAGGGGTACAACGTTCTCTACATTACATGTGAAATGGCAGAGGAGAAGATTGCTGAGCGAATTGACGCAAATCTTTTAAATGTTTCTATTCAAGATATTACAGACCTACCTGAAGTTCTCTTCACTAGCAAGGTCAATGAGATCTCTAAGAAGACTAGAGGAAAACTTATAATAAAAGAGTACCCTACAGCGTCTGCACATGCTGGACATTTCAAAGCACTCTTAAGTGATCTATCTCTCAAGAAAGATTTCAAACCAAATATTATATTCATTGACTACCTTAACATCTGTGCTTCTGCCAGATATAAAGGTGCTGTTGTTAACTCTTACACTTATGTTAAAGCGATTGCAGAAGAGCTTCGTGGACTTGCTGTCGAAGCTAACGTACCGATTGTTAGTGCTACTCAAACTACTCGTGCTGGTTTCGGGTCTAGTGATCCTGACCTCACTGACACTTCAGAATCCTTTGGACTCCCTGCTACTGCTGACCTTATGTTCGCTCTCATATCTAGCGAGGAACTGGACTCCCAAGGACGTATAATGGTCAAGCAGTTGAAGAATAGATATAACGAAACTGCTGCCTCACGTAAATTTATGTTGGGTATTGACAGATCAAAGATGAAGCTGTATGATGTTGCTGATGATGCATCTGTTATCAGCATCGAAGGTGATAATGAAGAACAGTTATCTCAGTTCTCTCAATCACAGAACCGTTTGTCTAAATTTGCTGAATGGAACGTTTAACAATTGTAGGTGGAGGTAGTGCTGGTTGGTTTGCTGCTTTTTTAATATCAAAGACCAAACCAAATATTCATATTGATCTTATTGAATCATCTGATATTTCTTCTGTTGGTGTAGGAGAAGGAACAACAAGTAAAGTTCTTGAAATACTTTCAAGAGAAAAATATGGTATTGATACATCTGAATTTATTCAAAGTATTGATGCCTTACCCAAAATGGGTATTAACTTTGTTGGTTGGTCTGATCATGGAGATTATATATCTCCCATAGGTCCGTCTATTACATCAAAAACATACATTGATTATTCTGTGTATGCATCTCCCCTGTTCAAAAAAGATATTACTTATTGTAGTGAAACAGCATACTATGCTGAAAAGGGTTACACAAATCTCACTCGTGGATTTGATGGTGGTCTACATTATGATGAATTCTTTCCAGCATTACATTTAGATGCTGGTAAGTTAGTAGAATATCTAAAGTCTAAATCAAAAGTCAATCATATTGTTAATACAGTTTTAGAAGTTCGTAGGAACGGTAGTGAAATCACCAGTCTTATTTTAGAGGGACGTGGAGAATATACTTCTGATTTTTACATAGACTGCACTGGATTTAAAAGACAATTGATTGACAGTGATTGGGTTGACTATTCACATTATCTTCCTATCGATAGAGGTATGCCTTTTAGATTGGAAAATGATAATGGTAAGAAACATTCATACACTAATGCTGTTGCTATGGACAGTGGATGGGTGTGGGAAATCCCAACTAAGAATAGGATTGGTAGAGGGTATTGTTATTCTAGTAAATACTCTGATGAAGAAACATGCATTAAAGAACTAGAGAACAGATATAATACTGGAGTTGAGAAGATCAAATCTATTGAGTTCTCTTCTGGTAGACTATCAAATATTATGTCTGGTAACTGTCTAGCATTAGGTTTATCAGCAGCGTTCTTTGAACCATTACAAGCAACCAGTCTTCATTGTACTCTACAACAGATAGATGAGTTTATCTCTACATTTTTACAAAATGACTGCATCTTAATAGATCCAGTTTCTGTTGACAAATACAATAAAAGGTATGCTATAATGTATGATGATATGAAAGATTTTATATTCATACATTACACTGGTGGTAAAACAAATACACCATTCTGGAAACATTTTACTAAGGTAGCATATCCAGAACAAGTTAGTAGACTCATACATTTCCATAATGTTCGTCTGCTTAGAGATTATGATATAGAAACATATCATGGTCAAGCTGGTATTGGATTATGGATCCCAACTCTAATTGGATTGGGTTACTATAATCCTTATACAGTCCATCGTGTGTTAGATTCTGACATTGACTGGACTATAATGAAAAACACTATCGAAAATTTCAAAGATCATATCGATAGAAAAATTGTAAACCGTAATTATCAATCTATTAAAAATCTAGTTTTATGACTATTAATTTTAAACGTTATGAAGAGTTCGTAGATGCCGTCACATCCGATTGTTCTAAGAATTTTGTCGATCTTGCTGATCGCATGGGTGAACTTGACAGACAAGGTGCCAATATTGAACGCCTTACCACTGCTGGCGTTGGGCTTGCTGCTGAGTCTGGTGAGTTTCTGGAAATCGTTAAGAAGATGGTGTTTCAGGGAAAACCTTGGAATGACGACAATAGAGAGCATCTTATTATTGAGTTGGGTGACACTATGTGGTATGTGGCACAAGCTTGTATGGCTTTGGGAGTATCTTTTGATGAGGTAATTGAGAGAAATGTGAAGAAGTTAGAGAAGCGTTATCCTGGTGGTGAATTTGATGTACACTTTAGTGAGTGTAGACAAGTAGGAGATCGATGATATTAATAACCTCCCCTCTAAATAGATAGACGGGAGGTTTTTTTATGTCTAGTGTATCATGGAAAAAACTAGGACAGGTCAACCCTAAAGGAGATCTATATCTTCTTGTAGTTTTTGATGCTATTCAGACACGTAGAGAATTGAAAGTAGAGAATCATGGTAGTGTGTTATTAACTGCTCCTAAAAAAATGATGGATGATATGGAAGATGTATTTAATGGAGATCTCCCATTTGATTCTGTTGCTAAGTCAGATTCATTTAAGAACAGATGGGGTGGACGTAAGGGTGCTGTATTAGATGTACGAAAGATAGGTAAAACAAAATCGTTGGGTAAGATAGGACTAACAAAAATTATAAAAACTCCTGAGTTTGGAAGTAATACAGGATCAGGTGCTGGTGCAAAAGCAACAGAGATGTTTGAAAGTGCTGCATGTTGGATGACTGCACTTGCTTATAAGCATGATGGATTGCCAGAAGATTATTCATTACAAGCAAATGATTTTGATGAAGTTAAATCTCATGTAGAAACAACTGCATCACAAGAAGATGTATTTAAGTTTCTGAATAACAATGCAGACTGGATGACTTCTACTATCAAGACAGCGAATGCATTAAATGGTTCTAATCAGTTTAAGAACAAAAGTTTCCATTTCTATAGAGGAAAGAATATTGTAGGTGTAGTTGAGAAACATTTTAAGAAAGTTAATAAGGAAGAAGATAGACCATTTTCCAATCTAAACAAATGGACACCTGCTGATATGTACATGTGTGAGTGTGATTTTGATAGAACAGATATCACATCTACTGCAACCTTTGCTGGTCTCAATGCTAAGATGCAAAAGTTGATTGATGATAAGAAGTTAATTGGTGTGTCTTTGAAAGGTATTGGTCAAGGTCAGGCAAATATATCCAAGAAGAATTTTATAGGAGGAGCAGCAAAACAACAGAGAACATTTACTGGTATGAGAGCTAAGAGTCTCTTTGGTTCTATGGATGTATATTTTACAGCATCACCTGGTGATATAGAAGTACAGTTCCGTGCTACTGATACTGCTGGTAAGACATGGCAAGGTGAGGTGATGGGTGAATCAGCAAAGCATGGTAAGATAGGTGGTGGTGTATTAGATAATGTATTGAGATCAGTATTAGGTCAATCTAATGGATTGTTTGCTAAGACAGGATATTCAAAGACATCAGCAATTGCAACTGCTGCTGATACATTAGACAATAAAATTTTTAAATTGGCTACAGATAACAAGGATATGTTTGAGGATGAGGAGGATATAACTTTAGATGCTATCTCAAGTAAAGATAAGAAATGGAAATTTGCTAAGTATCTTGGTCTTACCTTTGCTGATATTATGAGAACTGCTAATACATCTGATTCAAATGATGTTGCTACAAAACTATATTTGTATGCTACATCAGAGTCTGATCAGTCTGCACCATATATTAAAGTTTCCTAATGGCTAACGTAACACAGTTAAAACACTTAGAACATCTGGAAGATGAGATGCTCAATTACGGAGTTGAGGGATGTAAGGCTGCGGTTGGTTTTCTTAAGGAATTAAGAAAGATGCTTGGGTGTGATAGTAGTACAGGTTATATGCAAACTAAGTGGGATGGAGCACCTTCTATTATATGTGGTAAGGATCCTGCCAATGGACATTTCTTTGTAGGAACTAAATCTGTCTTTGCAAAGACTGATCCCAAGATATGTTATGGACCAGATCAAATTGATGAGTGGTATGGTGATAGAAAGAGTTTGGCAGATGGTTTAAAACTTGCTTTAGAACATTTTGCACAGTTAGATATTGATGGTGTGATACAAGGTGACTTCTTATTCACTGCTGCTACTAGGAAAACAGAAACTATACACGGTGAGAAATTATATACATTCACACCTAACACTATAACGTATGCTATACCAATAGATCATCCTATAGGAAAGGCAGTTGGTACAGCAAAAGTTGGTGTGGTATTTCATACTCATTATACAGGTGAAAAGGATGGATGGGATATTTCAAACATGAGTGCTAAAGCAGGTGCCAAAGTTAGTTCTAGTAGAGATGTTGTTTGTATACAAAACGATACTCCTATGCATAAGGTAGGTTTGAATCATAATGAAGAGATGAAATTTGATGGTATGGTTGCTTGTATAGAAAGGGAATGTAAAAAGTGTGGTGATTTCTTAGATGAGTTAACATCTCTTTCTGGAACTTCAGGAGATGCTAAGTGGCATGTATCTTCTTACATAAAACAATTCTTTAATGCTCAGATTAAAAAGAATACTAATATATCAAATACAACACAGGCACTTGAGGACTT